AGGCAGCCTGAAAGGCAAAAAACGGGCGGCGCGGTTTTTCAGATGCTACCTTAGATGTAAACCCAATTTTACACAAGAAATTGCATCTTGCTGTTTTTATTGAGTATGTTTTGTTGCATTTTATGCAGACGCAAAAAAGGCGGCAGTTTTCTGCCGTTTTCTTTTTGCTGCGGCCGCTAGCTTTGCGGCCGATAGCGGTGCGGCTCGTATGGCTTGCCGGTTGTATGAACGTAGTAGGCGATAGTAGCCAGTTTTCGCATGATGGCGCCGATGATTACTTTCTTGGGCTTTTTCTTTTTGGTTAGCCGTTTTATCAGCTCTGGGAAGTAGCCGTTACGGTAGGCGACCATGGCGGGCATAAAAAGGGCGCCGCGCAGTTGTCTATTGCCGTAGTTTGTCATCTGCTCTTTGCCTCTGACGCTTGTGCCGGATTCTTTCTTTTGCGGCACTAGTCCGGCAAAGGCGGCAAACTGCTTTGCGCCTTTAAATTTTAGGGCGATTAGGTAGTAGGCGAGTTTGGCGGATGTGATGCCGCCGATGCCGGGGATGCTTTGCAGTTTATCGGTAGCGGCTTTGGTGCCGCTGTCGCCACCGGCGACGTCGTTTATTTCCTGCTCTACTGCGTCAATATGCCTTTGAAGCTGGGCAATCTGCTCTTTGTGGATGCTTTGGACAAATTTGTCTTTGGCGGCCTTTAGACGGTTTTTCTGGGCTGTCATCTGCTGTTTGAGTTGGCCGTGCAGTGCCATGAAACGCTTTAGGCGGTATTGGTCTGCGCTAGGTGTGTGCCGTTGCTCTAGCTCGGAATCTAGGGCGGTGAAGCAGTATTCGGCAATGATTTTTGCGTCCTGTTTGTCTGTTTTGGTGCGGCTGAAGCGCTTTTTGGCGTAGCTTTTGATTTTAAGCGGATTGACGACGTAAACGGCGTAGTCTGTGCTTAGGGCATCTGCGGCGGCTTCGTAATAGTTACCGGTGGCTTCCATGCAGATGTGCAAATCGCTTTGGCCAAAGGCGGCTAGCCATTGTTTCAGGGATTGGATGCCGTCGGCGTCGTTGGTGAAAACGGCGCTGGTGATTTGTCTTTCTGCCGGCATGTAGGCGGCGTCGATGGTTTTTTTGGAGATGTCTAATCCGACGGATGTTCTCATGTGATTACCCTTACTATGCAGGTTCGCGGTTTGCCGCGTCCTTTGATGCTACTCAATTTCACAAACAGAAAGAGAGCGGCCGCCTAATCTGATAGACGGGCTATAGTGCCCCGGCTGCTTACAGGCTGGCTGCTCTTTGCTGCGGTTAGCTAGGCCGCAGCGGTGGGGATTGTAACAGCACCACCTGCGGCGGGTAATCTGAAACGGGGCTGAAGCGGAACCCTTTGCGGGGGACTAGCCCCCGCGCCCCCCAGTCTCACTTGCGACGCCGCGGGGGGCAGGGGGACGGCGCGAAAAGCGCGCGCCTTACCACCTGCCCTTGCGGCAGAGTGTGGGGTCGCCTGCAGGGCATCAAGGGGGTGTTCATAAAGATTTGGGAAAAAGCGCCCCAAATCTTTACAAAGCTTCCCCCTTGACGCCCTTCCGGCTCCGTGATGTATCAAACGTAACCGGAACCCCAACCAAGCAGGCCGGGAAATTTGGCGGGCAGGCGGGCACGGGTAAATCAAGTTTGGACAATTTGTATAATATTCTAAAGTAGAAAATCTGCAGAATATTTAAGTATTCTGTTATTAAATTGGCACATAAAAATCCAATTTAATAACATCATGTTACCAAAAGAATAGATGTAATATATTGGACAATAAATGTCTTTTTAATATGTTTATAGTACATATTGTCTAAATTAATACGCTTAAAATGTAATATTTAGACAGTTTGTATATTGTAGCCTACCAGAAGGATACTTTGCTATTTGCAAAGTACAGCTATAATCGGGCTTTTTAAGCGGAGAATCAACCATGAAGCAAAACATCATCATTGTGCTGTTGTCGGCCATATGCGGGCTGTTGGGCTATATGGCGGCGAAAATGCAGGATAGGCCGAATGCGGTGCAAGTGGCCACTTTGACAACCGGATCGCCCGGCCATGCGAATCAAGTGGCCACTTCTATGGCCGAACAGACTGGCCAGGCGGATGCGGGCAGAACGGTGGAAACATCTCACAGCAAAAAATCAGGCCGGAACTGCACAAAAATAGGCTTGCCCAATCCGCCTTACCCTGAAGATGCACAGAATGCTGGGATTGGCGGAAAAGTCAGCGTCGAATTTGAAGTTACCGATGATGGAAGAGGCAAAAATGCTGTAATTGTCAAAAGCAGCGGCAATGCAAGCTTGGATAATGCTGCATTGCGCGCTGCTAAGGGTGGCGTATATAAAAAAGGCAATTCAGAATGCTTTAAAACTACCTTTGAATTTGTCCCATATTAAAACTACTGAATCACATCCAAATCGCTATTGTTGCCCTGCGTGAGACTGGGCAAAGATCGGCCGCCTAGCTGGGAAACCTGCGGGCGGCTTTGCTCTTGCTGCTCTTGGTATCCGTAGCTTCTGTTGGCGGGTGTCTGATCTTGATACTCGTCGGCCAAGTAGGGATTATAGATGCCGTCTTCAACGTATTTCAGGCATTGGGCTTTGTCGATATCGAGCGTAGTTGCCTGATCTGTGTAGCAGGTGCATTTGCTGCCGCTTTTGACGCAGGCGGCGGGGTAAGGCATGGTTTGGATGTTGCGGTTATGGCTGTTGTAGATGGGTGCCGTCCACGGCTGGCCGTCGATGCTGGGGATGTAGTCGGATGCGCTTAAGGGACGGTTCGGATCTTGGGCAGGCATCTGCTGCATCTGTTGTTGTTGGCCGTAAACGCCGCCTGATGCGTTTTGCGGGGCGTTTGGCTGCTGGCCTTGGGTTTGCCCTTGTCCGGATTCTGGCTGGGCTTCCTGCGCCTGCTGCGGCTGCAATCTGGCCTGATAGCTGTTGTTGAGCTTGTAGGCGTTATAGGCGACAAAGCCGATTGCTAAGGGCATTACCCAAATCCACGAGCTTAGGGAGCCTTTGAGTTTGGTGTGCTCTTCGGCGCTTTTATACATGCCGAATGCGTCTTTTTTCAGCCAGTAGATGCTGTTTTTAGCGTCTGCAACGTCGTTTCGGCTTTCGGGATTGGCGCATCTCTGCCAGTAGCTGATGCGCTTAAAGCCGAGCATGGTTCGACTTATGTTGCGGTGTTCGCCGACCAACGAGCGCAGATTGACGTCAATCAGCCTGGGATGCTGGGTAATGACAAAGATGTCTATGCCTTTGTGGCGGTGCGTTTCTAGCTCTTGGATGTAGTCGGGCACTTTGGCGCCGGCGGGACGGGGGCGAAAAATGCGCTGTGCTTCGTCTATCACAAGTATTGCACCGGTGGGCGCCCACTTATGCCACGTTGTCATATCTTCCCCTTCGGGAATTTCCATTGTCGGAATTTTCAATTCCGGGATGCCGTCCACGAAGAGCGGACGGTTTTTGAGATCGTCTCGCGTCATTAATTCGTGGACGAGCAGGTTTGTTTTGCCGGATCCGGGCAGGCCGGTGATTAGGCTGATCATGTTTTACCCCTTATGTTTGATTTTTCGCCGGCGGTTTGCCGGCGAATTTTTTTACTACTTTTTCTTGAAAGACGTGCCGAGCTTGGACACGGACGAAAGTGCCAAGGCGAACGACGTTGCGCCGAATATCCAGTTTAGGGCTTCTCCGCCGCCGGCGATGTAGAAAATCTGTATGGCTGCGGCATCTGCCCCGCCCATACTGGATTTGATGTGATTTAGAAACATCTGCTGCAGATGGTCGAAGCCGACGTAGGTAATGGCGGACACGCCAAGGGCTACGATTATTTGGCCTATCAGGGTTACGAGCAGTTGGCCGAGCAGGGCAATCAAAACTGGCATGGTTGTCTCCCTTTAGGTTTTGCTGATTACGGCATGCCGGCAAATCACAAAGGCAATAAAGATTGCCGAAAAAACGATATACGGCCGCAAACCCCTTGCGCCTTGGCACATGCTTTCATAGCTTAACTCGTTCGTTTGCCCCATAAACACAAACTGCTTGGGCGCGGGGCAGGTGCCGTTTTCGACAAAATCGCTGCTGCGGCTGAATCCGGGCAGTCCGACGGTTTCTTTGGGTATGCCGATTCTGCTGCCGCTGCCGTCGGGGCTGCCGACGGTGCGGCGGATGTCTTCTTCGGTGCCGAGCTTGGTACAGGACAGGGCATTAGGATGCTCTTTGCAGTATTTGGCCATATCGGTCTCGCCGGTGTCTTCGCCGCCTTTGTGGCCGTTGGGATCGCCTTTGTTGCCGCTGCCGCCCCCGCCGCCGCCGTTTCCGTTGCCAATTTTGCCTAGGCTCTCTTGGATGTCCTGCAGGCTTTTGGCTATGTCGCCGAGAACTTTGCTGTAGTCTTTGTTGCCGTCGAGTTCCGATACGTCGGGGCCGTCTTTGCCGTCATCGGGCTTGGCGGGATCTTTTGGCTTTGATGTGTCTTTGCCGTCGTCTTTGGGCTTGTCGGGTTTGGGCGGCTCTTTGTCTTTGGGTTTGTCTTCTTTATCTTTCTTTTGCTCAACTTTAGTCAAAAAAAAGACGTTGCCTTCAGGACACTTAAACCCCGCCTTTACAGCAAGCTCATTAGTCTGTACATCTCTGCATAACGTATAACCAGAACCATGACCATTGGGAAATATGCCTTTAAAAGTAAACTTTTGCGAGCCGCCTTGATGTTCGTTTGACGGATGCTCATTAGAAAAAGTAACGGTAAATTCGCCCGGCTGGTCGTTGTATTTGATTTTTCCTTTGGGCTGATCGGTATTGGGCTTACAGGGTTCGGGAACCCATTTGCCGTTTACGTTGCGGCCGCAGGCTTTATCGTCGGTTTTGGGGGGTGTAGGGCTGGGGGGCTCTTCTTTGGGATTTTTGGGTTGCTCTTCGGGTTTGTCTTCTTCGTGGCCGGAGTTTTGGTAACACACTAATTTTTGATAATCACATTTAGATTTAAAACCATATTGCTTCTTTAATGCTTCCTGCGGACTATCAAACAATTCTGTTGTATCTGTATCAATCCCATTTGAACCACCATCTTTGCAATCACCCTTACAAAAAAGATTATCCTGTCCAGCAAAATAACGGCCGTCTTTTGTTTTATATACAACATATCTACTTAAACTCCAGTCATACATGCCCGAAGTATTAGATACAACAGCAATATCTTCTTTAGGAATAATCGCTGCAACTGATTCAACCGACACCACAGCCACCACAACCGCCAGCAGCAGCCTGATCTTCTCTTGCATTTTCATTTTTACCCCTTGCCTTTCTTTGCCTACGAGCTCGCAAACAACAGCCAAAACGGCACGCAAAATAGGATGCCTACCAAGTAGCTTATCCAGTCGTACATAAATATCCTATCTAAAACGGTATTTCATCATCATCATCTAAATCAGGATCATGCTCATAAAAATTCTGGTTATCGTATGATACGACATGAAAATCATGGAGACCTTCATAACAATCTTCATAGTCTTCTTCTCTATATTCTCCACTTAAATCAAAAAAAGATTCTGAAACCCAAGTATAAGGATCAAGAGGAATAAGGGGCTTTTCACCTATTTCACCTGTCTCTTCATCCACAAAAAATCTATCATTATCATCATTAATATAATATATATTTGAATCACCATACTCCAATGCCCAAATAGCTTCCTTCCATTGCTCACGAAATTCTGAAGCACTTTCAAAATCATCAAATTCTTCTGTATGTACAAGATACATAATAATTACACCTATTCTATTTTCCACCTATCAAATCTTCGGGATGCCTTTCAAAGTAGTCTTCAAGCAGCTCTTCAAAAATCTCTTCTGCACGTTGTTTGATTTCCGATTCAATACGATCTTCCAAATTTGAATATTCGTATTGCTCAGGGTTCCTTGCTTGATCTACCAACAAATCCCAATACTTTGCTTCAATCTCTTCTTTTGCTATGCGCTCGACTTCATCATGGATAGTCGGATCATCAAGGCTTTCAATTCGATATGGCTGCTCTTCAAACTGCTCTTCTTCCCACGGCGGCTCATCGCCGTCATAGGCTTCAAAATCCATCGGATCGGCATCCGGTGGGGTGTCTTTCAACTCTTTAGCGTCTTTTTTTTTACCTTTTTCAACGGGTTTTCTCATCATTCTAATAAAGACTTTTACGCCGATAAGCAAAACGACAATGCCCAAGATAATTGCGCCGACGGCTATCAGATCTGTTTTAATTTCGCCTGATTCGGCTTTAAATTGGCTGCCGTATTGGGTACTGGTGCCTGATCCGCCGCCACCGCCGATTAAATCCATATCGCCTTTTGGCTTGCTTGTGTCATACGCCATTTTTCTGCCTGCTACTCTTTTTCCAAATAACGGAACATTCTTAAAAAAACTTTTGTCATGTAAACCAAGACGAACATGCCGAGTATAAAAATGCCTACCTGCATGCCTTCTTTGAACGGCTCCATCTGATCACACTGGGGAAAGCTCAATTTGACTTCTTGGCTGCCGTAGTACCATTTGCCGTTTTGATAAACGGCAGTCTTTAAACTGCCGTCTGCGGTAATGGTGGGGACAACCATGGACATCTGATAATCGGACGCTTTCTCCGAAGTGGCAAAGCATTGACCTCCTACTCGATAGCCCATGATTGCCCCTTACCGTTACGCTTTTCTCATCAAGCGGATCATCAGACCGACACCGACCGCAATCAGTGCCACGCCGATAACCATGCCGCTACCGGAATTCAGATCGGCTTTAACCGGATCCATTTCGGCTTTTGCCGCTTCCAAAAGGGGGCCTGCATTGGCGGCGGTAGTGGCCAATAAGGCCGGGGCGGCAACGAGTGCGCCCGCTACTTTTTGTTTTAGGTTTTTCATTTTGAAATTCCTTACACCGACGGTTAAAAATGCCTTGCGTGTCTGTCGGCGGGACACGTTCGGCGGGGAACTAAATCAGGAACAGGACGATATAGGCGATCATCTTTTTTTCCTTTCCCTTGTATCTGTGGGGGTCTTCTAAGGGGTTTTGCTGCCGCCGACCCCCGAAACGGCAAACTCTGCTACTCGGTAAGCCAGAACGAGAAAACTGCAAAGCGTTCGCACATGTCTTCACCGGCTTCAACGGCTGATTCGAATTCTTCAAAATGGCCGGCTTGGTTTAAAAAGGGCGTAAAACCGACCACTTCTTCAGGATGGGGACAAAGGAATTCGAAGTTTTCCAAATCCTGAACGATGTACTTTCTGATCATGGCTTACGCCTTTCTCATGCTTTTGCTTTTAAAGGCCGCATGTCTTTCAGGGTTTCTTTACTGCGGCCGGATGCGTTTGTGGTTTGGACAAAGGCGCATTCCATTTCGCAAGGGAAGTTGAGATTGCGGAACGGCTCGTAGTTTTCGCTTTTGCCGTAAGAAACTTTGGAAACGCCAAAACCTTTGGCGTTGCCGGTAGTCTCATCGAGCGGGGCGGCAATCAGGACGGAGCAGGAGTCGATCTCGCTGCCGTCAATGGTGCCTTTGAATTTGGTAATGCCCATCACAATGCGGGTTTCGTAATTGAGTTTTTCGCGCTGTTGATCAAAGTTCAACATGGTTATTTCCTTGTCTTTGGTTGATAAATTGGTTGCCGTAGCGGATCCACATGTAATCGATATATTCGTCGATCCGTTTTTGCTCTTTTGCTGCGTTTTTGGCTTGGATCATTTCCATTAGCTCTTGCAGATTTTTAGTAAAACTGATGCTGTCTTGCTGTTGCTGCTCGGTAGGATTTTTAAGGCTTTCTAAGAAAATCCGATGATGTTTGTCCAATTCACACAACTGGTGCATTTGGATGTTTTGCAAATCCTGATCATGGTCGCCTGTGGAAACGAAGCCGGGATAGGGCTGTTCGCTGCCTTGCTCAGGTACGAGATAGGGATAGCCCTGCGGGCATTGATATTCGTCGGGAGCCAAACCGCGCGGGTACAGCTCTGCTTCGGCCTTGAGTTCGCGGACTATGCGCTCATCATCCCAGCCGGCAATATCGCGCATGAAATTGACGATGCGGCCTACTTGTTTTTTGGCATGGGCGAGCTTGTTTTCAAAGCCGTGCTGCAGCTTCTTTGCGGCGTAATCAATGCGGCGGGCGGGCGTCTTAAAAAGGTTTTCGCAGACTGGATATGCGCCGGTGAGAAATTGGCCGGGGGCGAGCAGCACTTCCAGCGGGATCACGCTGTCATTCTTGCGAAACTCGACCTCAAAGCGCACCCAAGGGCTTTCGGGGCAGCCTAACTGCCGGCCTTTTTCATAGACGCGGCATAGGCGGCTGGAATAGCGGGTACCAACATAAAAGGTGCGGCCTGTGTAGTCTTCTTCTCGCCATGCGGTGCCGCGGCATTCGCTTTTGGGGCGGGCGTTATGGCGGGTAAAAAGGCCGTTTGTATGGTCTTCCGCTGCCTGCTGCGGGGTATATTCGCCGTTGAAAAAGTCATGGGCGCAGTCAACGCGGGTAATGTGGGCACGGCTCAGGGGCTTGAGAAAGTCGTAAAGGCGCTTCTCCCAGCCTTCTAGTGCCGCTTGGCAGCCGGTACCGGTAAGCTCAACTAGTACGGTATCCCGCTGGCCGCCGATATGGACCGTGCCGTATTGGGCTTCTTCAGTGCCGAGCGTGTAGTAGCTCTGGTAAAAGTAACGGCCTTTACCCGGGCGCTTTTGGTAAACGCCGAAACCTAAAACGTCGATTAGGAGCCGGCTGTAGTTTTCGATGTATTGGGCGTCGTCGGTGCAAAAGGTCTTGCACAGGTGTTCAATGTCTTTTTTGTTGATGGTGAAGGTTATGCCGTCTATGAATGCGGCGTCTTTTTCGCCTTTGCGCAGCGGTATTTCAATCAGCTTGCCGCGAACAGTTAGGGCATGGCTGAACCGCTTGTATTTTTGAAAATCCACATTCATAGATGTTTTAAATCGTGATTAAAAAGTTATTCGGATAAACCTAAACTGCTCCCCCGTTTTGGTACTTAGGGGCTTTTTTCTTGCTCCCCCCCTATTAGCCTAGGGGGGCATCCGCCGCCTGCCGGCCGCCGCTTGCGCGGCTGTCCGCCTGTCGGCGGATGCCTTTAAACAATTTCAGGCTGCCAAAAAACACATCCATTTTCCAGACTCTCTCAAATAAACCATCAATAAAGATTCATCCAACCTAATAATCAAAAACAGATCCCTATCCAAAACTTCCCTATCTAATACGTCTTGAACATCTTCAAGAGTTTCAAACTCACCTAAAAAAGCTTCTAACGGTCTATTAAAAGGAAAAACAAAATAAGCTTCCGTACTTCTTTTAAAACGCGCTTCAAAAACAATAAATTTAGCTGGAACATCAATAAATCTATTTGAATCAACCAT